CACACAACTCACGGGCGAGATGGCAATTCTCCGCCCGCAATCGTTCGACGGCATCACTGCCGACGCTAACTCACTCCACGAAGCAGTCAACTCGGCCATCCTTGAGCTCGAAGCGCTCGACGCTGACAAGATTGAGGAGGCCTATCACATCAAACCACTCTACGATCGCGTCAAGGCCGTCATCGCCCATGAGCGTATCGTCCGCAATCAGCTCGACCGCATCGCCCTGGCTGCCGACAACGCCATCGACCTCTGTAACCTCATGTCGGCCCACGTCGAAGAGCACAGCCCGGGCGACGACGAAGACGCTACCCTTTAACCTTTCACCCAAAACCAACGCACACACCTATGCCACAGATCCACGACCGCAAAGAGTACCGCGCCTTCCCGGCGCTTAACCAGTCCGCCGCCAAGCTGCTCGTCAGCCATTCACCGGCTCACTACCAGGCGTACATGAACGCCCCGCACGAAGAGACCAAGGCCATGCGCTTCGGCACCTTCGTTCACTCGGCCATCCTTGAGCCGCACACGCTCAACGACCTCTACCAGACCGCCCCAGACGTGGACAAGCGGACCAAGCAAGGCAAAGAGGACTGGGCCGCCTTCTGCACGATGCACGCCGGCAAGACCATCCTCGACGCGGAAGAGTCCGCCATCGGCCACCTCGTCGCGGCCTCCGCCCGTCAGGCGCTGAAGGTCCACGGCATCACCTTCGACGCTACCGAAGTCATGTACCACGTCGACTACAACGGCGTCCCGCTCAAGGCCGCCATCGACGGCGTGGCTGGCGACTACCTCTGGGACATCAAGACGACAGGTGCCGGAGAAGCGACGCCCGCTGGTATGTTAAAAAGCATCCGATCCTATCGCTATAACTTGCAGGCCTATTGGTATCGCCTCGTCTACGAGCTCGCCACGGGCAAGCGCCCTCTCGGCTTCAGATTCCTCTTCATCGAGAAAGAGCCCCCGTTCTCCTGGGCAGTCTGCGAGATTGGTCCTGATCTGATGTCCTACGCTGTCTCTGACTTCGAGAAGGCCGTCACGCTCTACAAGTCTTGCACGGCTTTGGGAGAGTGGCCGTCCTACCCAGAGGAGGTTCAGGTCATCGACATCAAGGCCTCGTCGTCCACCGCCACCCCTATCAACTTCGCCTAACATGGCCCAAGAAAAACTGCCGGAAGTCTTGGGTGGGTGCATCGGAATCATCTACACCCTGACCTACCGCGGTATCCTCGTAGCGGCGGCCATCAAATACATCTCCAACTAATCTCATGGAACCCAACAACGAAAAGAAAACGCTCACGGATATTTCTGTAAGCGGCACCTACAAACTGAAACTCTTCCCGATGAAGTTCGGCAAGTTCTACCCGGACACTGACTTTGAAACCAAGCAGCCGAACGGCGCCATTTACTACATGGTTCATTTTCAAGACGACAAGGGGAACTGTCTGAACAAGCGATTCACCAGCAAGAGCCCCAAGGCGCTCAACCTCCTCCGCGCGAAGTTTAACGGCGGCTGGGCAGATGATAAAGACATGCTCCGAATGGACTGCTCTGAAGCCGAGTTCATTGAGTTCATGCGTCCGGCCTTCCTCCAGACCTGCCTCATCGGCGTGGAGGTTACTCCCAATGGAGTTAGCGCTTCTGGCCGTGCGAGATATAAATATAGCCTGACTTACCCAAAGGGCAGTCAGAAGCCCGTGGTCAATGACCGCCCCGCTATCGACGACGCCGCCCCGCCCTTCTAATGGACAACCGACTCAAGCTGAGGCTCGGCATGATCGAGGCGCTGATGAAGGCGCCTGACCTGTCCCTCCGTCGTATGCGCCGCAAACTCGGCATCTCAGCCCGACAGGTTCGCATCGCCGCCAAACTCGCCAAGCGTGCCCGGGCCGCAGAGGCCTCCGCCTAATGGAACCCATGTCAGCCCCGACGCTTGTTCTGATCTCGGGCTTTGCCAGGGCAGGCAAGGACACCTTGGCTGAGGGCATCCTAGAGTGGTCCCGTCGCCCGTCACGCAAGACGGCTTTCTCCGCTCACCTCAAGGACGCCGCGAACGACTTTCTTTGGTCGTTAAACATCGAGGCCGACTTCCATAACGAAGCCTTCAAGGTGAAGCATCGGGACGTGCTGGTAACGCTAGGCAAGTTCGCCCGGTCATTGAACCCCGACATCTTCGCCGAGAACCTCGCCCACTTCGTACCAATCCAGATGGGGCCAGATGAAGTAGCCCCCGAGACCGTGGTCGTTTCTGACTGGCGGTATATTAACGAGCTCAGGGTCAGCCAGTCCATCTTGTGGAACCTAGGCTGGAAGGTGCGCACGGTTTACGTCTCCACGGCTGGCGTCGGCCCTGCTAACGACGAGGAGCTAGACAGCATCTGCGAGATTAAGCAGCACCACTCGTTCGACCAGGAGTACGTCTTCGCCCCCAACTCTCGTCAGAGCATCCTTGCGGAAGGCCGCCACCTCGCAAAGACGTGGAACCTTTGACCATGGAAGACCCTACGGCCATGGAGGAGACCGTAGCATGGGCAATGCGCATAGGCATCTCAGCTGAGCGCGTGGCGTTCCTCCTAGCCTGCCCCAAGTACACGCGTACCGGGCGCAACGATCGCCCCGCCTTCATCAAGGATGACAACCCGAACCACCACCTCCAGAAGCAAGGCGACTGCTGGTGGCTGCGCATCCGCCGGCGAAAGACCGACATCGTCCACAACCTGGGCAAAGACCTTGAGACTGCCCGCCAGCACCGCGACGAGATGCTGGCCGCCTATGACGCTGGCAAGCCCATCCCTCACCTAAACAACAAATGAGCAAACTGACCAAGTTTATCTATGCCTCAGACAACCATGGCGACATGGGAGACCCCGAGGCCTTGGCTGCGCTCTATGAGTTTACTAAGGACTTCAAGCCCGACATCCGCGTAGCCGGTGGCGATCAGTACGACTTCCGCTCCCTTCGCAAGGGAGTAGGCACGGATAAGGAAGGCGCTGAATCGCTCCAGGCTGACATCGAAGAGGGCAAGGATTTCTTTACCCGCTGGCGTCCGAACGTCTGGCTCTGGGGTAATCATGAGCACCGTCTCGACGCGGCCCAAGGCGCTGGCTCTGCCCTGGTACGCGACTACTGCCAAGGCGTGAAGGACCACATCAACGCCCACGCCCGTAAGTGCGGGGCCAAGACCATCCTGCCCTACCACGCAGACAAGGGCGTCTACCGCCTAGGGGCCGTCACGATGGTGCATGGCTACGCTCACGGCGCCAACGCCACTATCGTCCAGGGCCTGCATTACGCCCAGCACGGTGGAGCACTTATCCACGGACACACCCACAACCTTGCCAGCATCGCTCTGACCAAGCACGGAGGCGGCAACGCCTTCTCAGCTGGGTGCCTATGCCGTAAGGACGAGATGACATACAGCGCCCAGAGACTGGCCTCAGCTCGATGGGGCTCGGGCTTCGTCGCTGGCTTCATCACCGCTGGCGGCGACTATAAGGCATGGCTCGTTCACAAGATGGGCGACCAATGGATCTGGACGACAGACCTCAAGACCTTCACCCCTAAGAGCCGATGACCCTCTCGAAAAAGAAGATGCTCTACGCCCGGGTAAATAACGACCCGGTGCTTATGGCCGTCATGGCCGAGATAAACAAGAGCGCCGTCAAGCCACCCAAGGGCTTCCTCACCCGCGATCAGTGGGCGGTCAAGTGGGGCGTCAAGGCCGCGCACACCGCCAGCATCTACATCCAGAAGGCCATGAAGATGGGCGTCCTCGTCAAGGCACGTTACCGTATACTCACCGGCGACAATGGCAGACTCCGCGCCGTCGACCATTACGGACCGCCACCGTCCAAGCGTTAAATCATTTGACCAAGCCGACGCACATCGGCACAACCCCACCTCCCTATGCCTCTACCATCCGCCATCGAAGCGGAACGCCACCTGCTCGGCGTCCTGTTACGCGATGCTCTCCCTCTGCCCGAAGGCCTGATCCCTTCAGACTTTCACGAACCTAAACACCAAGACACGGCCGCCGCCATCAAGGCAGTGGCAGACTCCGGCACACCACCCGACGAGTTGGTCGTGACCAACAAGCTGCGCGAGGCCAAGTCGCCAGCCGAAGCCCACTACATCTCGGAACTGACTACCACCGTCGGCGCCTCGGTGCTTAACCCTGGCTGGGCTGACCTCATCAAGCGCAAGGCCGCCCTCCGGCAAATCAGCCTTACCGCGTCTCGCCTACTCGCCCACGCATCGGAGGAGGACGCAGACCCCGAAGCCCTGGTCGCCTTTACCGAGGGCTCGCTCAAGGCCGCCAAGGGACGCGCTAAGACCCGTGACACGGCCGAGGCCATGACGCTCTCGTCCCTGCGATCGTTCGACGCGGCCAACGACCCGACCTGCCTCATCGGTAACCGCTGGCTATGCAAGGGCGGCTCACTGCTCCTCGTCTCGCAGTCCGGCGTGGGCAAGTCATCCTTCACCCTTCAGCTGCTCATCTCGCTGGCCGTCGGCCGTCCCTTCTTTGGCATCACGCCCAAGCGTCCGCTTCGGGTAGTCCTGGGGCAAGCGGAGAACGACGGCGGTGATGTGGCTGAGGCCTTCCAGTCCATCACGCACGGCATGATGCTCCACCCATCCGAAGAGCGCCTGCTCGAAGAGAACCTCCACATCTACCGCGACACCCGGTCAGTCGGTCCGGCGTTCATCGAGCGCATGAAGGAACTTATCGTGCGCCACAACGCCGACTGGTACGCGTGCGACCCTCTCATGTCATTTTGCGGCATCGAGGTCTCCGATCAGAAGCAGATGACCGAGTTCCTCCGTCACGGCATCAACCCTGTCCTAGAAGAGACCGGGGCGGTCTTCATGGCCGTGCACCATACCACGAAGCCACGCTCGGCCAAGGACAAGGAAGGACAGACCGTTGCCGACCTGGCATACGCTGGGAGTGGTTCCAGCGAGTTAACGAACTGGGCCCGAGAGGTCGCCTGCCTTCAGCGCTGCCAAGGCGACGAGCCCATCTTCAAGTTCGCCCTGACCAAACGCCGCGGCCGTGCCGGCCTCAAGGACCACGCCGACGACTTCGCCAACGAGATCACCATCCGCCACGCCCGTCAGAAAGGGGTCGTCAGATGGGAGTACGCCGCCCCCGAGGAGGCCAACCCAGCCCAATCGGAGGCCAGACCCTCCCGCAAGGATAGCGTTTCCAGCCCCTCCAAGGGGTCGCCAAGGCGTTATCAGGCCGACTGAGGGTCAACACCCGTACCCCCACCTATGCACCCCCCTTTCCTACCCACTCAAGGTCCGACTCAAGGTCCGACTCAAGGTCCGTCCTTATCTTACGATAAGGGGTTCTTCGGGCTTACCCCCTCCGCTGGAGCGTCGGGACGCCCTTGAACGCTGTCCAATTTAACCTACCGAGATGACCCAGACCAACCCGAGGAAGGCCAGCCCTTCCCAACTCCGCTACCTAGCCATCAAACGGCGCTGGACTAAGATCCGCCTGAGAGCCTGGAGAGAGATGCCCGAGAAGATGGAAGCGGCCAGACGCGAGGCCACCAAGGAGGCATCAAGGAAAAGGAAAGACAAGAACGACGGACTACGCCAGGTCGTCGCCACTTGGCCGGCTGTCGTATCGTCTCCTCAGCTGAGGGAACTGATCGCGGCAGACATCGCCTACTCCGGCAAACCGTCATCGATGGTCTGGCGCTTACGTCGTCATGGCATGCTGCTCTTCCGTGAGGATGGTCAGTGGGTCAACCTTTGCTCCTTGATACCAAGAGAAGATGGGCAACCTAAAACCTAATGGCCAAACAGTTGCACGACCTTGAGGCGCCCTCCAAGGATGCCAAGTCGTTCGACGCCTGGTACTTCTCCCTGCCCAAGGCCCAGCAGGATAAGATGCGAGAGGCGGGCGTGCTGCCTTACCGCGAGATGGTGCAACCTCGCCGGGTGTGTGAGGTGCAACCTTGGCGCCGTATCTGGAACTCAAACGAGCAGGAGCAACGGATCGAGACGGATAGTTTTATCAGCAGAGAACACGTGGGCCAGATGCTGAAGGCCTTCATCGACGCGCTGGCCATGACCGACGAGTACGGTGTGCGCCGGCACGTCGAGCTCGTACGTTGGGCGCTGGACCTACCCGGCTGTCTGCCCGCTCCTGACATCGCTAAGATGTACGACGTGAGTAAGCAGGCGATACACAAGCGGGCTAAGCTGATGCGTGAGCAGTTCACGCCTGACGCCCTCGGTGCCTGGACTGGAGATTACGCGAGGACTGACGAACAGGTCGCGGGGAAACGAAAGGCCAAGAGCAAGAAGCCAAAGGGGAAGCGTAAGGCCTAACGGTTGCCCTGCCCTGCATTAGTAGAACCTCCTATTATGGCTCAACGCATCCCTACCGAGAACCGCAGCAAGGCCCTGCAGTACTACTACGACAATGCCGACAAGCTGCGCGCCATACAGCGCGAGCGTGCCAAGGCATACTACTACCGGGACAAGCAGAAGAAGCTTATGGCTAACGCTAAGTTCAGGAAAGATAACCCGAATAAATGGAAGGCCATTAAGAAGGTATCTAATGCCAAGTACCAAAAACGTCGGTTCTTCTTTCATCGTGCTTGTCACGCTATCAACCATGTAGGCTTGGATGACAACCATGACCAGGTATGCGCCATCCTCTCTCGTGCTTGGTACAACCAGCGTGGCCGGTGTGCCTACACTGGTCAGCGTCTCGGCCGTGATGCTCAAGTCGATCATAAGATCCCTGTGTCGCGTGGAGGCACTAACGCTGCGGACAACCTTCACTGGGTAACACCGGCCGCCAACTTCGTGAAGCGAGACAAGACTCACGACGAGTTCGTGGCTCTATGCGTGGATATCGCCCATTATATCGAGCAGAACACGCCAAAAGGCCTAGATAGGGGGGCCGTCAAGGAGTCTCCTTGGACTTCCCGTTTCCCTGCGTGGCCTGCCAC